TCTCGTATGCCGATTTCAAATTCAAGCAAATCAGTTACAACCAGAGGAAGACAGCCTTCTTTTCAAGATTAAGTCTTTCTCTATAGATTAGGAGAAACACATGTCTACTACTAAAGCATTTCGTGGCTTTACTCCTGCTCGTATGATTGGTGGTGGTTACAACAATGAAGCTGTAACCGATGTCATTGCTTGGTCATCTACTGGCCTTGCAGGTACACCAACTAATAACATTTTTACTGGTGATCCAGTAGTACTTCCGGGTGCAAACTTTGCAACAATAAGTCCTTTTATTGCTGCTACGTTGAAACCTTCGGGAGTATTCATGGGTTGTCAATATGTTGAGAATGGTGAGCAGAAGTTCTCCCGTTATTGGAACGGTGGAACAAGTGCCACAGACATTAAATTTTTTGTGATTACGAATCCAGATCAAACGTATCACATTCAATGTTCACTAACCCTGTCTGCTGCTGAAATGTTGATCGTAAAGAACTACAATGTTACCGTTAGTTCTACGGCTTCATCAGGCAACACCACAACTGGTCAGTCTAGTTATTACCTAGACGGAGCATCAGGTACAGAAGCTGTTGCTGCTGTGCGTGGAATAGGCAGAGCGCAACTTCCAAGTGAGAGTGATGGCGATGCCTATCCAATCGTGGAAGTATATCTAAACACTCACCGTGATCGTTATGTCACGGCAACAGCATCTACAGCTTAATAGGGAGGATTTATTATGGCTATAAATAGAGCTAGTATTAGTAAAGAACTCCTTCCCGGCTTAAACGCTGTGTTTGGAGTTGAATATGGAGAAGTTAATGACGAACATAAACCTCTCTATGAAATTGAAAACTCAGATCGTGCTTTTGAAGAAGAAGTACTTTTCACTGGATTTGGCTCTGCGCCAACTAAAGGTGAAGGTGCTGCCGTTACTTATGATGACGCACAAGAGAGTTATGTAGCCCGTTATACGGCTGAGACTGTAGCATTGGCATTTGCCATTACTGAAGAAGCAATGGAAGACAATCTTTATGATACGTTTGCCAAGCTTCGTGCTAGAGGTCTTGCTCGTGCAATGGCTAACACTAAGCAGGTTAAAGCTGCAAATCTATTCAACAATGGTTTTTCAGATACTATTGGTGATGGTGCTGCTTTCTTCTCTGCTGCACACCCAACTATTGCTGACGGTAATCAGAGCAACTTAGCTGCTGCTGCTGACTTGTCTGAAGCAACACTTGAAACCATCCTAACGAATATCCAGAAGATCAAAGATGATCGTGGTATTCTTATTGGTGCAAGTGCTGTAAGTCTACACATACCTGTTGACTCTTGGGCGATTGCAGATCGTGTTCTTTCTAGCCCCGGCAATACTCAAACGAGTGCTGGAGATACGAATCCAAACACGAATGCGATTAACGCTACTCGTCACCTTGGTATGTTGCCAGATGGGTATTACATCAACCGTAGGTTCACTGACACTGACGCTTACTTTGTTAAGACTGATGTGCCTAACGGTACAAAGATGTTTAACCGTACTCCTCTTCAAACGAAGATGGAGCCTGACTTTGATACTGGTAATCTCCGCTTTAAGGCACGAGAGCGTTATAGCTTTGGTGTTTCCGATTGGCGTGGATTTTTCGGTAGCGCAGGTTAATTGATATCTGGGGGAGAGGCGCAATGCCTCTTCCTCAATATTATAAGGAGAAGCTATGACTACAAATGTTAAAGTAGCACAAAATGTAAGTAGTGATGGAGCAATCATAACAGGCTTTCGTTATATTGATACTAACTTAACTTTGGGCGATGAAGGAACTGGTTCTGATCCTACACCATCTACAACCCGTGTTCTTGCTATACATACTTATTCAACACTTGCAGGTGAGATTGTTATTACAGGTAGTAAACAAATTACGAATAAGACAGCAAAGGGAACAGCTATACGGTATCGTGTGGCAGCAGCAGATGCTAATGATCAATACATAGGAGACATGGGAGTAGGTATACATGGTATACTTAGTGTTGCTAACTCAGGCACAGGAACAATGACTCCTACAATAACTTTATATGTAGGCTAGTATGCCTAATTATGCTTACTTGAAAACAGACCTTATCAATACGACTGAGAATGATTCAACTGAATTTGCTTCCCAAGTTTCTGCTTTTGTAAAGAAAACAGAATTTAGAATGATAAAGGATCTGGACGATGCAGGACTAGATGAATATACAAACATATCTGTATCATCTGGTAACGCAGGTACTGTGTCTTTAAATGATAGAGTACGCATTGTCAGAAACGTAAACTATAAAGTTAGTAATGGAACAGAAGTTACTAACCTTCTTCAAAGGACAGTAGAATATGTAAATGACTACTGGCCTGTTAGTGCGTCTACAGGAACGCCTAGATATTACACTCGTAAAAATAATTCAAGTATAAAAATAGTACCCACTCCCGTTTCAGCATTAACAGTAGAAATTCAATCACAGTCACAACCATTACCTCTAGCTTCTGCTACAGGTACAAGTGTGACAGTTCAAAATTATTTTAGTGATTACTGTTATGAAGCTCTCTTTGCAGGATGTATGGTAGAAGCTACAATGTATATGAAAGATTGGAATACACTCCCTGTATGGCAAGGGGAATATCAAAATGCCATAGCAACATTACGTAACCAAGCGAGAAGGACACGACAAGATGATATGGCTGTAGCTGCATCTCCTGCTGGTGGTCCAGATCCAGTAGTACAAGGTGCATCATAGGAGGATTAAATGTCAGGAAAAAATAAATCAACGGCAGGAAAAAATAAAAAACCTACAGGTAAGAAAATAACACCAGCACAACAAAGAAGCATAGATCAAGCAGCACCTGTAATTAAAAGAATTGTAAAAGGTGATGAACGTAAAGTTAAACTAGTACCTAAACCAGAGAAACCTATAATTCCTAAAAGAGGTGGTGGTATGACTCGACAAGGTTTATATCCTGCTGAAGAATTTCGTTCAGGTACAATGCCTGAAGATGAGCGTAAAAGGTATATGACTATGGGTAGAAAAGGTGGTGGTATAGTTTATCGTAATATGGGAAGAGCTATCGGTGGTGACATGGGTGGTGTATCTACGGTGAGTTATTTCTACGATGACTGATTTAGCTAAAGCTCGTAAAGAATATACCGATTTATTAAAAAGTAATAAGTCAACAGATAGGGATATTAAAAAAGCTTATAAAGAATATATTAAAGCTATAAAATTTCCTAAGAGTACAGGCGGTCAAGTTATAGAAAGTATTTATAATAATGGTTAATCGTTCAAGTGTTAGGCAACAGATTATGAAACCAAAAAAGAAACCTAAGTTAGGTACAGGTAAAAGATTTAAAAATCTTTCTTCTAAATTAAAGAAGAAGGGAGCTAAAAATCCAAAAGCTCTAGCAGCTTGGATAGGTCGTAAAAAATACGGTAAAAAGAAAATGTCAGCAATGGCTACAAAAGGAAAGAAAAGGAGAAGTTAAATGGGTGGACCAATAGCACAAATCCCTACTCCAGTAGATCTGGATAAGGTACTTGGCAGACCAACGGGACAGGGCTTTGGTGCTGCTCGTAAAGGACCAAGTGTACAAGGACCAATAGAAGCAGTTATAGATGAGAATTATCCTCAAGGTGAATCATTTAAAACTGTTAAAGGTAAAAATGTTGGTAAGTATGGGGAATAAGGAGACTAATAATGTCTGAAACTGATGATGTTAAATCTAAAAAACCTAAACTTAGAGAAGGTTATTTAAAAAGATTAAAAGAAAGAAAAAAACTTTCTGTTCCTTCTAAAAAAAGAGTAGAACGTCAATCAAAACAAACTAAAAACTTAATGAAAGTATTAGGATTAGATACTCCTGCAAATGCTGCTTTAACTGCATTAACTCTTGTTCCGGGATTAGGAGCTTTAGGATTAGCTGCTAAAGTTTATAAAGGAATGAAAGCAGGTAAAGAAGTATATACAGTTGGTAATAAAGTATATAAATCTAAAACTGCTGCTTTAGAAGCTGCTAAAAAAATTAAACCTAAACTACCACCTAAATCTAAAGGAAATTTAAGTAAGGAAGCTAGAGGTAAAGAATGGATAGAGAGGCAAAAAAAGCAAAAAGGGCAAACTCCTTTAGCTCGAAGACAGGCTGGAAAAAACGTAAAAAAAGAAGCAGAAGAAAAAAGAAAGGCTAGGATTCAAGCAGAAAAAGATGCAGTAAAAGCTACTGGTTTAGCAGGAGTATCATTAATAGCTTCAAGAGCAAGAAATAAAGATTCAACACCAAAAACTAAAAAAACAAAAATTAAACCTAGTGCTGTTACTGATCAATTAGGTAAAGTTGGTATACCTAAGTCTAAAACTGAAGTTAAAACAAGTCCAGATAAAACTAAAACTAAAGCTAAAACAGGTCCAGCTAAAACTAAAGCTAAAACAGGTCCAGCTACACGACCAGCTAGTATAATAGCTGGAAGTGGAAAAGGTTTAGGAACACTTTCTGAAATAGCTTTTAAACATGGAACTACTGTTAAAGAATTAATGAAAGCAAATAAAGATATTACAGATGCTGATAAAATTCAAAAGGGTCAGAAGATTAAATTAGGTAAGGTTGTAAAAAATCGTAAGTCTGTTTATCAAAAGAAGAAAGGTGGCACAGTCTTTCGCAGAGGTGGTGGTAAAGCCTTACGAGGATTTGGTAAAGCTACTTATTCAGATAAGTTATATTAATGTTGACAGAAGAATTTAATAAGCTATATGAAAAATCTGTTAAAGAAGGCTATGATGATTATAGTCTTATAGATTATAGCGTACAGAAACCAAATGAAAAAGATTATCCTAATTGGAAATCTTATTGGAAAGATAATATAGATTATTTAATAGCAAAGTATAAGTATACATATGGCAGTAAAGCGAAAAAGAAAGCCTAGTAATATGAAAGGCATCACGATTGGTAGGGGAATGAAACGTCCTACTAAGTCTGGTGCTGGTATGACTAAGAAAGGTGTAGCTAAATATAGAAGACAGAACCCCGGTTCTAAACTAAAGACTGCCGTAACTGAGAAGAAGCCTACTGGTAAGAGAGCAGCAAGACGTAAGAGTTACTGTGCTAGATCAGCAGGTCAAATGAAGAAATTTCCAAAGGCTGCTAAGAATCCAAATAGCAGACTTAGACAAGCTAGAAAAAGGTGGAGATGTTAAATGAATAAACAAAAAAGAGTATGGGATAAAAATACTGGTCAACTTGTTTATGTTGACAGTGTTAAAGATTTCTTAGCACAGCAAAGTGAAGCTCCAGTAGAAAAGGAAAAAGAAGTTGTTGAAGAAGAAGTCGTTGAAGAAGCTGACGAAGCGTCAGACTGATACTTTAAAGAAACACTCAGTTCATCATACTAAAAAGCATATGGCTTTTATGCGGAGTGAAATGAGAAAAGGTAAGACATTTACATCAGCCCATAAAGCTGCAATGAAAAAGGTAGGCCGATGATTAAATGTAAAAATTGTGGACATGATTCTCATTGTGGAATTGCATTAACTAAGACTATTGATCAGGTTATATCTGGTGGTAATGATACGCAGATAGAAGTTTGTAAATCTTGTAGGTGTGATACATGTACACCTAAGACTGATTGGGGTTAAAATGGCAGTATCTGGAACATATAACTTCAACTTAGATATAGATGAAGTAATTCAAGAAGCAACAGAAATGATTGGGGGAGAAGATACTCTTGGTCATGAACCTGCTTCTGCAAGACGTTCTATTAACCTTATGCTGAAAGATTGGCAGAATAGGGGCATACTTCTATGGACAACTCATACAAGTTCAATAACTCTCTCAACAAGTGTAACTTCTTATGACTTAGCCAGTAGCACAATTAATGCTATAGAAGTTGTACATAGTAGAGACAACACAGATATACAGCTTACTCGTATTACTCCTGAAGAGTATTTAATTATTCCTGCACCAACACAGACAGGTCGGCCTACTCAGTATAGTATTAGACGGGGTAGAGATAATCCTACTCTTTCTCTCTGGCCTATACCTGAAAACTCTACTGATAAAATAAAGGTAGAAGTTATTAGTGAAATGCAGGATGTTAATAAATCTGCTGGACAAAATGCAGATCTCCCTAAAAGATTTTTACCTGCTTTAACTTGTGGACTAGCTTACTATATGTCAATGAAGCGTCCACTGGTAGCAGACACACGAATAGCAATGTTAAAACAAAATTACGAGGATATGTTATACAGGGCAATGGAAGAAGACAGAGAACGAGCTTCTCTCTATCTTTTGCCTAGACTAACATTTTATAACTAATGGCAGTAAGTACAAAAACTAAAGCAATGTGTGATATATGTGGTTTTGTTTATAACCACAATGTTATGAGAATGAATAGCTATGGTCTTTTAGTTTGTCCTGAAGACTTTGAAGGACAGTATGACTTAAAGAATAGCCCTTTAAATAAAGTACCTAATGTTAGAGATAACCCTAGAGTTAGAAATCCAAGACCTGATGATGGTGGTAGAGGAATAACATGGGATGAATACGCAGAATGGGTTACAATAGATCCTATAACTCTTGATCCTACTGTAGGTAATACACATTGGCAACTTGCAAATAGAACGTGGAATGGAATATGACAGATTTTAACGGTAAACTTATATCTAATACATACAAATCTTTATTAACTGTTAATGCAAGTACTACAGGTACAGGTGTTACTACTTCATTAGTAGATATACAGACAGCAGATGGATCACAAACGGCTGTTAAAATAGCAACTAATGCAGTATATATTGGCGGTGCTTTTGGATTAAGAGGGGATGCTTCAATAGTAGGAGGTGTGCATGTATCAGGAGATGTATGTGCTTCAACTTATTATGGAGATGGGTCAAATCTTACAGGACTTACAGCTTCTATTGGAGGAAGTATTTCAGTAGGTAATGCTCTTATAGATGGTACAGTCACAGCTACAGGTAATGCAGTATTTGAAGCAGACGTATCTGTAAGTGGAGATCTTAATGTAGCAACGAATGCATCTATAGGTGGAACTCTGGTTAATACTGGAGCAGCTACATTCAGTTCTACTGTTACGGTAGTTGGTGCAGGAACTTTTAAAGATGATGTCTCTGTAAGCGGTAATGCAGCTATTAAGGGAAATGTATCCGTAAGCGGTAATACTTCTCTTCATGGTACACTTGATGTAACTGGAGCAGGAACATTCAATGCTAAGACAGAATTTAATGATGACGTATCAGTTAGTGGAAACTTAGACGTAACAGGTAATGTATCTGTAGCAGGAACAGCCGTGTTTAACAGTAATGTTTCAGTCAGTGCTAATGTCAATGTAAACGGTAATGTAACAGCAACTTATTTCTACGGTGATGGATCTAATCTAACTAATGTAGAAGCTGAGTTAGGAACAGCTACAAATATATCTGTTGAAGGATTTATACATGCAGGTGGAAGTGTCTCTGTTAGTGGACCCTTTAATGTTGTAGGAGCAGCTACTTTTAAAGATGACGTATCTGTAAGTGGTAATACTAATCTTACAGGAACAGTTACAGTCGGTGGAGCAGCAAGTCTAGCTTCTACTCTAAGTGTTGGAGGAGCCGTAAACTTATTAAGCACAGTTACGGTTGCAGGAGCAGCAGGATTTTTAGGAACAGTTACTGTTAGTGGAGCTACTGGCTTTTTAACAACTGTACGAGTAAGTGGAGCTACAAGTCTTGGATCAACACTAGATGTTAATAGTAATGTATCTATTGGTGGAACTGCTCAAATAACAGGTAATGCAAACTTTGACGGAGATGTGTCTGTAAGCGGTGACGTATCCATAGGAACTAATCTCTATGTCGGTGGTACTGTTACGATTGTAGGTAACACTACTATGACAGGTGATCTAGGAGTCGGAGGTGCTATGAGAGTAAGCACAAACGCTTCCGTAGGTGGTACACTGGATGTAGGTGGAAATGTTTCTATGGGTGGAAACGTCAGTATTAAAGGTGACGTTCATGTAAGCAGTAAGGTATGTGCTTCAGCATTCTATGGAGATGGAGCAAACTTAACTAATGTACCTGTAAATATAACAGGTAATATATCAGTTAATAATGCTACAATAGGTGGTAATCTTTATGTAGGTGGTACGGTTACAGTAGCAGGAGTAGGTATATTTGAAAGTGATGTATCTGTTTCTGGTGATCTTGATGTGGCTACGAATGCCTCAATAGGAGGAACATTTGTAGCTACAGGAGCAAGTCAGTTTGGATCTACAGTTACAGTTG